TCCCCACCTATCACGCCCACAACGCACAAGGATAATCGTGAAGATAGAACAGATTGACGACATCCAAGACGAGCCACAGGCGCAGCTAGAGAAGAAGAAAGCTGGCAGACCTAAAGGTATTTACGGCTTAAAGCGTCAGATACAGGAGTACGCAAGGAATCCTGAACTTGCGTTACCCAAGACTGACAGCCAGAGGATCAAGGACTTGAAGGATATGCTTATCAGGTCGAGTGGTAAGGATGTTGTGGAGAAGATGATCTCCATTGCGTTGAACGACAACCACCCTGCACAGATGGCGGCTATCAAGATGTGCGTGGACAGGACGTTGCCAGTGAGTATGTTTGACAAGGATAAAGGCCAGAGGAGTGCGGTCACCATTAATATTACGGGGATCGGCGCACCAGCGGCGAGTACTACGGTGATTGATCCAGAGCCAGATGACATCCAAGACATAGAGGCTAAGAATGGCTGACCTGAACTTTGCCCTGCTCCCGTGGCAGCAGGAAGTCTACGCCGACAAGACGAGGTTCAAGGTTGTTGTAGCTGGACGGCGGTGCGGTAAGTCTAGGTTAGCGGTAACGACACTATTAATAGAGGGTTTGAGTTGCCCTGCTGGATCGGCTGTTCTTTACGTTGCTCCTACTCAGGGTCAGGCTAGGCAGATCATTTGGGATGTACTGCTGGACATTGGGCGAGACATCATTCAGTCTAGCCATGTGAACAACATGGAAGTCACCTTGATTAATGGTGCAAAGATATATGTAAGGGGATCAGACAGACCAGATACCTTACGGGGTATCAGTCTGACATATGCGGTACTGGACGAGGTTGCTGACATTAAGCCTGAGACTTGGGAACAGGTGATTCGTGCGTCATTGAGTGATAAAAAGGGTAAAGCCCTGTTCATATCGACACCAAAGGGACGAAATTGGTTATATGACCTGTATAACTTAGGGCAGTCGGAAGAAGACAAGGATTGGAAAAGCTGGCACTTTACTACCCAAGACAACCCTCTTATAGACCCTAGCGAAATCGAAAGCGCAAAGAAAACCCTATCTACCTTTGCTTTCAAGCAGGAATACCTTGCCAGTTTTGACAATGCGGGGAGCGATGTCTTCAAGGAAGAATGGCTGAAGTACGGGGAGATACCTGAACAGGGAAGTTACTTCATAGCGGTGGACTTAGCGGGGTTTGAGGAGGTTGCGAAGCAAGCTGCCAACTCGAAGAAGCGTCTTGACCAGAGTGCCATTGCGGTGGTGAAAGTCACAGAGGACGGCAAGTGGTATGTTGAGAAGATTGAGTTTGGGCGGTGGGACATTAGGACTACGGCGGCGAATATACTGCTGGCTATCAGGGAGTACCGCCCCTTGAGCATTGGGATTGAGCGTGGGGCGTTGAAGAATGCGGTACTTCCCTATTTGTCTGATTTAATGCGAAAATCGAACATATATGCACATATTGTGGATTTGACGCATGGGAATCGCAAGAAGTCAGACCGCATCATTTGGGCATTGCAAGGACGCTTTGAGCATGGCAGAATAGTGCTTAATAAGGAAGAGGATTGGTCTGAGTTCGTTGACCAGTTGCTTATGTACCCAAGTCAGGGGGTGCATGACGATCTTCCTGATGCGTTAAGTTATATAGATCAGTTGTCTATAACCTCATACTTTGAGGCAGATGATGAAGACGAGTGGACACCCGTGGACATTATTTCTGGAGTTTAGATGGCAACTGGATTATTAGGTGGAGTTCTACCCTATATCTACTCTAGGGCAGATGCGTTGAAGCGCACTCTAGGAGATGTTGTCTCCAATCCTATGGCATCCACTGAACAAGTTGTTAACAATGCAAATGATCGTGCCAGATACCTTAACCAGTTAAATGCACAGGTTGCGTCCCAAGGCGTAAAAGGCTTAATGAGTCCTCAAGGACAAGAGTTAGCTAGACTATATGCAGATGCTTATAACCCTGTGGGTATGACTGCTAAAGACTTGGGTTATCGCGGAAGTCATTTAGCCCCGAATGCAAAAACCTATGGCGCAACACTTGATGATTTGACAAAGATTCTTCCAGAAGATGTTTACTCTCAGCAGGGTAAGCAGTTGTATGGTCTTGGTGATAGGTTAGTTGATTCTGAATGGCGTATTGCCGCATTAAAAGCTAGGGGGAAACCTAACGCTGAAGTAGAGATATTTAGGGCAGTACCCAAAGGTGTAAAAGACATTAATAGTGGTGATTGGGTATCTACTAGCAAGGCGTATGCAAAGCAACATGGTGAAAGTACATTGAATGGTGAATACGAGATCATTAGTAAAAAAGTGCCAGCTAAGACTTTATCCACTGAGGGTTACCCTTATGAGTATGGATACAACACCAATTTTGAATACCCACAACAAGCCGCATTAGACCTTGCACAGCAAAGGGCGGCATTGCCAGTTGAACAAGGTGGTCTAGGTTTGCCAGCTACCAATACGCCAGATATGAGGGCGGCGGCTATGGGGTTTGATGTTAATAATCCTCTGTATCATGCAACTGATGTTGATTTTGCAAGTATTCGACCATCACTACAAGGTAAGTTAGGTGCTGGCGTGTATGTCAGTCCAAGTTCCCAATATGCCGAAAAATATACTAGCTTGAATGCCGCTGGAAATGCTAGAGTTTTACCGCTAGTGGCTAGAGGTAAACTTGCAGATGATGATGTTGCGATGAATATTGCCGAATCCATACGCCAAGAAATGGCGGCTCAAAATCCTAATTTTAGCGTTGCAGAGTGGAAAAAAAGAACCACTCAGGCTCTTGCAGATGCTGGTTATGCTGGCAGAAATATGAGTGGTCTTGAAAGTGTAATTACTGACCCCTCTAATGTGCGCTCCCGCTTTGCAGCCTTTGACCCATTCCGCAAGGATGTAGCAACGGCTACGGCTATGGGAGTTGCACTACCTGACTTGCTGGCGCAGCCAATTAACCAGTACCAGAATTCTTACGAAACTCTTCCTATGTACACCGACCCCTTTGGAAATACAATCGGATCATCAATAAGGTAACACTATGGCAACAAATAAAGAAGTCAAACTAGAACAGAATGAGTTTTATGAGCCTACTGAGGCTGATAAAGAACTGACCGATTTTGTTACTGACCATTGCAATAGATGGCGTGACTATAGAGACACCAACTTTCTCCCTGATTGGCTGGAATACGAGCGTATCTTCCGTGGTCAATGGGCATCTGAAGATAAAACCCGTGAATCAGAACGCAGCCGAATCGTAACTCCTGCTACTCAACAAGCAGTCGAGACTCGTCACGCTGAGATCATGGAAGCCATATTTGGACAAGGTGACTTCTTTGACATTGAAGACAATATCCAAGATGTAAATGGGAATCCTATTGATGTTGAGATGATTAAGGCTCAACTTACTGAGGACTTCAAGAAAGACAAAATCAGAAAAGCTATCGACCAGATCGAATTGATGGCTGAAATCTATGGCACAGGCATAGGTGAGATTGTTGTCAAGACTGAAAAAGAGTATGTTCCATCGACTCGACCTATTCCTAATCAGCAGGGTCAGGCAGCTATTGGTGTGATGGAACGAGACAGAATTTCTGTCAAGATCATGCCTGTCAACCCCAAGAACTTCTTGTTTGACCCTAACGGCACAAGCATTGATGACTGTATGGGCGTGGCTATTGAAAAATACGTTTCAATTCATAAGGTTGTGCAAGGGATCGAGCGTGGAATCTACCGTAAGGTGGACATTGGTACTACCAGTGAAGACACTGACCTTGAGCCTACCCAAGAAGTAAGCCAGTACCAAGATGAAAAGGTTCTTTTGTTGACCTACTATGGATTAGTTCCCCGTGAGTACCTTGAGAACATGAAAGAGAACAAGGATATTGTTGAGTTGTTCCCTGAGAATTCAACGGCAGAAGACTACACAGACATGGTTGAGGCCATTATCGTGATTGCCAATGATGGAATGCTCTTAAAGGCTGAAGAAAATCCATACATGATGAAAGACAGGCCAGTTTTGTCTTACCAAGACGATACTGTGCCAAACAGGTTGTTGGGTCGTGGTACGGTGGAAAAAGCATTTAATATGCAAAAGGCCATTGATGCACAGACCCGCAGCCACTTAGATTCACTGGCACTGAGTACCTCTCCCATGATGGCGATGGATGCAACTCGCTTGCCCCGTGGTATGAAGTTCGAGGTAAAGCCCGGAAAAGCTATTCTGGTCAATGGTGCGCCTAGCGAGATTTTGTTCCCATTCAAGTTTGGTGCTACTGACCCGAACAACCTTGCAACTGCCAAAGACTTTGAGCGAATGTTGCTACAAGCAACAGGAACTCTAGACTCCAATGGCATGATTAGCCAAGCTAGTCGTGATGGTGGTGGTATGTCGATGGCGGTTGCCTCCATCATCAAAAAATACAAGCGCACATTGGTGAATTTCCAAGAAGATTTCTTGATTCCATTTATCAAGAAGGCTGCTTTCAGGTTCATGCAGTTTGATCCAGAGCGTTATCCCTCTGTTGATATGAACTTCATCCCTACAGCAACCCTTGGCATCATTGCCAGAGAGTATGAACAGCAGCAATTCATTGGTTTGTTGCAGACTCTAGGTGCAAATACCCCTGTTCTTCCTATTTTGCTTAAAGGAATAGTTGGAAACAGCAGTTTGTCTAACCGTATGGAGTTGATGGCTAAGTTAGATGAGATGATGCAGCCTGATCCACAAGCACAACAGATGCAACAGGCGCAAGCACAGTTGGCAATGCAATCGGCACAGGCTCAAATTGCTGTAAATACTACTCAAGCAGAGCAAAATAGGGCTGAAGCACAGAAATTAATGGTTGAAGCACAGTTAATGCCTCAAGAAGTTCAGACTAAGAACATGGCGGCAATGACTAAGAATCTTCCTAATCAAGATGACCAAGCCTCTAAGGAATTTGACAAGCGAGTTAAGATTGCTGAACTGATGTTGAAAGAAGCAGACATCAAAAATAAGTCTAAGATTGTTGAATTGCAAATGGCAGAGAAAAACAACAAGATTTCAGGCATGGAAGAAGATTTCTTGAACCAACTTACCAAACAATTAAGTTCTGCCCAAACTGGTACTGAATAATGGATGTAGAAAACCTAGCCAAAGAGTTAATTCTTAAGAATATGACTCCTGAACAGCAGATGGCTGTTTTGGAATCAGTGCGTCAGTCTGTTGCCAATGCAAAAGAAGTGCAAAAGAAGAAGATTGGCGAGAATGTTGACTTTGTTGTACAAGCCCTTAAGAAGATTGAAACTGATATTCGTGACCGATTTGATGCGGTTGG